ATTATAAGAAAATAAATTATCTCCTTGCTCTAATTTTATTTTCTCCCAATTGAAATTACTAAATTCTACTATTTCATATCCTATCCAATCTTCACAGTTTTCGCAATAACTTACATCTACACAATCCGTTATTTTCTTTTTCGTTATATCTGCAGCAGCTACCCAGTAACTTTCTTCATCTTCGTTAACAGAATTATAGAAATTGTCAGAGTGCTTAGCTAGGTTATTACCACCAATTCGGATTTTCTCTACTTCATTTGTTATAGCTTGACCTATTTCAGACTTGAATTTTTTATTATCTACAACAAGCTCGTTATATTCTTCTTTAGTAACTATCTTCTTTTTAGTCTCATCACTTATCATATTTTCGGTGATTGAACCCGCTTTTATTCTGTCTGCATGTAAAAAACCAGTTGTAATTTTGCTTGCATCTAATTCAATAATTTTCGCTATACCTGCAGAAAGTTTAGGTGCTAGAACTTCATCCGTTGTTATTTTAGTTACTAACTCTTGAATATTTCCTGTAGAAATTTTTAAAACCCATTGTCCTTTTTCATAGATATATAAGTCTGTATAAGCTCCATTAGGCTTAAACCAAGTGTCGCCCTCTTTCGGATTTGTTGGTTCTTTAGTATCTGCATAAATTGTAGTTCCATCCGCTCCAATTCTCGCATTTAAAAATTCAATCTGTTTTTGAATGGTCCCTTTGTATTCATATGATGTGGATGTTGATGTTTTCACATCTGCTGACATTTTACAATTCAAGCCACCTGAAAAGTTAAGTTGTAAATTTAATATCGGAACTCCTATATATTGTCCATTAGCAACTTCAACTTGTACAAAGTCCCCAACCTCAAGAGCAGGATTGCCTTGCCAATTCACAGTGTAGGGCTTAAAGATGAATTGTTTTAAGTAAGTATATACTTCATCTAAATAATCTTGTTTCATTAGTGGATTAACTATATTAATTTGATTTCCTACAGCTGATCCACTTGCTAAAATAGTTTTTTCTTTATTCTTTAAATCAGAAGTAATTCCGTTTAACTTATATTCCACATCATTTACTTCTAAGGCACCTAAAAAATAATTATTCTTTGTTATCTTTTCTTGAGTTCTGTTGAATTTTCTAAACTCTAATTTCCCATATCTATCAAAGACTACAAAACAGCCCTCGATTTGTGCAAGATAGCTTAACATCTCTCTATAGCTAACTTTTTCTAGTTTTTGTACTTCTTTGTTATAGCTTATATGAGTAGGAACAAACTCCATTTTAACTTTATATGAAATATCTTGAATTACATCTCTTATTTTAGCTGGGAAAGCTAAATCAGTTTTATATAATTCATTAAGATACATCATTTTATCCTGACACTTGATTTTAGTTGTCTTTGCATTTCTATCTCTTTTTATTTCTTTGATATAGAAAACTCCAAGAGGAATACTCTCCGCTCCAATAATGCCTATATAAGGCTTTACTTCTTGATTTTCTTCTATAGTTTCCACTAATTTATTTAAAGTTATTTCAAAGGTACTAGCATTTGTTGAACCTATCGCAAAAGAATTACTTGCTATTGAACTATTATAGTTAAAATCTTTTATTATATCTGTTCTATAGTCCACATTGTTTATTAATACATTTGCCTCTAAATACCTCTCAGATGAGTATATTTTGCTTTTAAATGTATCAGACATATTAATCATATACTAACACCTCTACTTCTCAATAAAATTCATTTTAAGGCTAGACCATGGTTTAAATTTACTATTGAAGTTATAAACTGGAGCGGTTCTATCTCCAACATACATTGTTTTAGTAGTAGATCCAGATTGTGGGTCAATATATTTTACACTAAAAAACACAGGTGTTACTGCATTTAAAAGTGTTTGCATCTCTTCCTGTGTTAGCATTCCCCATTCACATTCAATTTTTCTTTTTACTGCCACTCTATCCCTTACAATAGTTCCATTTGCATTTCTTCCTGTTTCTGCATCTATATCATTTATTGATATAGACATAGCTTTAGGGGTAGGTACTACTACCCCATTTATAATTAACATAATATTACCTATCCCCCTTATATCTTAATTAAAGTCATTCCAGCTCTTTCTTGCTCTTCATTGATTTTATTTATAGCAAAACGTCCAAATTCAGTATCGCCTATTTGAACTATAATATCTCCTGAACCTGAAAGTGCATTATTTTTCGTATTTGCTAAAGAATTAAGCATTGTACCCATAGCATTTTTAAAATCTGCAAAAATATCAACTTCAACATTTTTATCTACTGAAATATCTGAATTGTTAAGTCCTTTTAAAACTGAGTTGTTAAGTCCCTTAGCTGAGTTAAATACATTCGTTTCTTCTTTATCTAGTCCTAAGTATAGACCCTGACCTATAAAACGTCCGAATGATGTAGTAAGTTTTGAAGGCGAGTTGATACCAAACCAACCTTTTATCGTGTCTGCTATACCTTTCGCTATGCTTTTCGCCTTATCCCATACAGCTCTTGCCATAGAGCCTATACCACTTATAAGCCCTACAATTATATTACGACCAATGCTGTATAAGTCAATGCTAGTTATAGCCCTTACTGCTTTATCCCATAATTCAGATACTTTACTAGGTATCTTACCAAACCATTCAGAAACCGCATTATATATATCAGACATTTTACTTGTTACAGCAGACCACATGCCACTAGCAACACTCACAACTGTTGATTTTATACCTTCCCATATACTGGAAGCTACAGTCTTTATTGATGTAAATATTGAACTAACTGTCGTATATATTCCTGTAAATACTGATTTTATACCTTCCCATATAGCCCCTGCAATTGTGGAAATAACATCTTTAATGCCATTCCATATATTAGAAATAAAATCTTTAACAGCTGTAAATCTTTCTGAAATCCAGTTATATATTTTAGTTATTATATTAGATAAGAAAGTAAAAATCGCATTCCAAGCATTAGTAAAAATAGTTTTAACATTATTCCATACACCATTAAACCAATCTCCAATGCCTGAAAATATAGCTAAAATACCATTATATAAACCTTGGAAAGTCTCAACAACACCAGTCCATAATCCAACAAAAAAAGCCCCTATCGACTCACAGATACCACCTACGAAGTCGCAAAAGCCTTGCCATAATTCTGAAAGATAATTAATTATTGTGTCCCAATTTTTCCATAATTCATAACCTATAAATATTAAAGTACCTATAGCAGCAACAACAAGAGTTATAGGACTTGTTAAAACAGCCATGACACCAGCTAAAACAGTTCCAACTGAACTTGCTATCGTTCCTGCTGTAACAAAAGCATATAAAGCAGTTACAATTCCATAAATTATACTCGCAACCTTAACAATTCCCCAAGCAGCTAAAAAACTTCCTATTGCAGCGGTCATTGTTTCAACTGTGCTTTTATGTTCCTTACACCAGTCAGATACTTTCTTTAAAGCCTCTACTATACCTTCTAATACCTTTGTTATAACTCCTCCCGTCCATCTTGCAAGAGGTGCTAAAAACTTGTCAAAAAGCCATTTTCCAAAAGGTGCAAAAGCAGATATAACAGAGTTTAAAATTGATATGGATCTAGCTACAGCTTTTATAAAAATAGGTACTATATCTGAAATAGTCCAACTTGTTAAAGGACTTAAAACATTATCCAAAAACCACAATAAACCCTCTCCAATATTGATAGTAAAAGGTGCTAGAGCTTGCCAAAACTCTCTTAAAGCTCTATTAATTTTCGGAAAATCTATATTATTAAGTGTTTTACTAATAATATCTATAAAACGTGGTAACCCCTCTCCTAAAACCCATAAACCTACAGGCTTTAAGAAGTATTCGTAAAAGTCTATTAAACCCTGAGCAACAAACTCTTTTAAAGGTTGTAAAGCTTCGTTTAGTCTTTGCAATGCTTCTATTGTAGGTCTTAATAGCTCTATTAAGTCCTCTAAAAACTTCTTTATTTTTGAGTCGTCTTCATCTTCTAGGGCATCATCAAAGCTAACTTTAGGAAGTGTAATTCCACCGCCACCACCAGCGCCAGAACCTCCGCCACCTCCTCCGCCTCCTCCTCCACCAGAGCCTCCACCAGCTCCTGAGTCAGATTTGTCTTTGCTTAGTAGGTTAATTTCATCAAAGCCCATTAATCCTAATAGTTCTTTTTTAAGTGCCTTAGCTTGTTTACCTGCTCCGCCTAAGCCTTTACCAAGTTTACCTGCTCCATTATTCGCCTTATCAAGTCCACCTCCTACACCTTTGACATCGTTAGCCATTGAGGACATAGGACTTGCGCTTGCTTTTTTACCAAAAAGTAGTTGCATAAATACAGCTAATGCTCCAGTTGCTTTATTTACAACACTAGCAAAAGCAGATAAAGCTGGCATAATTGCGCCTATAACTGGTAAGAAAGCATTACCTATATTAAGTGCTGCATTCTTCAGTAGAGCCACAAAATAAGCTATACTCGTTGTTGGTCCTTGCATTAAATTATTACCAAATTTAACACTTGCTTGTTCCAAAATACCCATCATTCTAATAGCTTGTTGAGTGTTAAAGTCCAATTGTTCCCAACTTCTACCATTAGCAAGTTCTTGAAATGCCTTAGTAGTTTTTAACATAGATACATTGACATTGATTCCTAAATCTTCAATTGCCTCCGTACTTCCAAGCATACCAGAACGAATTCTATTCATTACATCGTCCATTGTACGACCTGTCGCACTTGTAACAACTGCTGACGTTTTAAGCATTTGTACTGTATAAGCTGCCAATTGGTCATTGTCTTTTATAAAGTTACTAAAAAGGTTAGAATAAACCGCTCCGTATTTTATAGCATCTCCAGTAGCTAAGTTATAAGCTAAAGCTCCACCCTTAGACCATTTTAAAAATGATTGAGTAGACTCGCCCATTAGTCTTCTTATTTGATTCATTGATGCACTTACTTCTAAAGCCGTTTGAACTGAATATTTGCCAAAGTCATACATCTTTTTAGCCAAAAGACCAAAAGCAGCAATTTTTCCTAAACTCATTAAAGCATTTCTTATTCCGCCCGTTTGATTATTAACTGTATCATTAACAGACTTTATATTGTCTTTAACTGGCTTAGTAGCTTGTTCTGTAACTTTTTTCATATCTGACATAGCTTTTTTATAAGGATCTAATTTAGCATCAATAATTACGTTTAATTCCTCTAAAGTCAAATAAACTCAACCTCCTTTCCTTAAAAAAATACAAAAAAATAGCAACTATAAATTAGTTGCTTTTACTTTTGTCTCCAACGATGACCACAATTTTTACAAAACATATCGTACTTGCCTTTTTTACCAATAAATCCTGCTAACAGTCCAATACCTCCAGTAAGCGCTCCGCCTACTACTGATTTTGTTACTGAAAATCCTTTTTTCTTTTCTCCCATAATTTCGATGTTATCACTACATTTACACTTAGGGCAAACAATTTTTTTCATAACATACCTCCGTTAGCAATATTATATATTTTATAAATTATTTAGTCAATCGTCTTTCATTATATTGCATTGCATATTCTCTAAATCTTTCTTTATGCAATGTCAGTTCTTGTTCTATTTTCTTTTTATCCTTATTTTCTAATTCTTCTTTGAATACATCAGGATATAATTCATAAAGTGTAGGTACTTCCACATCTTTTGATAAAATACTTCCTACAAAGCTTCTAATATAACTAGCTAAACTGTAGTTATATATTAAAGTTTCTTTTACTGTTTCATCTTTGTGTTGCTTAAATACTTTTATTAAGTCTTTTACTTCATCAAAAGAATAGTCCCAGAACTCGTGAGGTTTTATCCCACAATATAAAGCTGTGGGATAAATCTCATAAATTATATCAGTTAAATATTCAATTTTTCGTTGGCTTCCTTCATCTTCACTTCCATTGCTTCCACCATCTCTAGGGTAAAAAAACCTGAAACATTAAAGATAGGAATTATTACTTTTTGTAATAAATCTAGTTGAGAGCCTCCCTCTTCAAAATAATCATCTAAAATATCATTTACATCATTTAAGCTAATTCCATGATTATATTTCTTTAAAGCTCCATGAATTAACATTGCCATAATTTGCAAACTAGGTATTCCATCATTTAAGATATTTAATAAGTTACTATTTAACTTACTTTCTAGTTCAATTA